CCCTTGACGGCTTCTGCAATCATAGTTTGGATATCTTTTGGATCCATCTTTATCTCCTGAGAATTGGCCACTGTTTGGCCCTCCGGCGTTGCACTAGCTAATGCATCATTTGATTTATCAGCCAGTGGTTGGCCGGATGCTAGGTTAACGCTTTTAAAAGTACTAATAAATTCCTTATACTCATCTTCTGAGTTAAAGGACTTCTGCACGGAAAAGGTAGCTGCTTGATTAGCAGGAACAGATACAACCGAAACTTCCAACAGTTCTGCTTGTTTAATTAGAAATGTTTCTGTGTTAGAATCGTAGTCAGCATCTCTTACCATGAAACCAACTGAAAATGCACCTAAAACTCCGTCTTTAATCAGCCCTGCGATATCGCCAGCCGCTTTAGAAATTTTAGCTTTCAGTTCAAGTCCCTTTTCCACTTGGTTAACCACTACAGCCCGTCCAATTGGTCGATTGTAGTCATGGTTAAATAGAATAATAGGATTTAATTTATAATGTTCGAGGCCGTTTTTCCATGCCATAGGAGAGATAACATCGCCTACACGATCCTTATCGTCCGTACTGGCCATGCCATGAATAATAAGATCATCATCTTCTTCATCTATAGCCTTAAAAACGGACCCCACATGTAGGATTTTATTCCTCATTTAGTCGTCCCTCCAACATAGCTAACGCTTCTGCTGCAGAAATGGGTGCCTTAACAGGCTGCTCATACACAGCAGGGGTTATAGGAACCGGCTTACGCGGTTCCAGCAGTTCGGGGTAGTTCTGCTTGCATAAATGAAGCATTTTTACCCACGAGCCACAAACTTTTCTAATAGTAGCAGGATGGTATGGACCATCATTAGCTGCTGTATATTCCGCTAGAGACATTGTGTGTCCCTTAGCCGAAAAATAGGCGCACATTGCCTTTACTAGAGTTACCTTTCTCATGTGTTTTCCTCTGAGGGACGCCCACCGAGAGCTGGATTTACAGCCGAGCCTGCAATATTTGCAGGGACTCGAATCTGGTCACCACCTTCTAAAGGCATATATCCCAAATTATCTCTAGCCTCGTTCGGCGTAAGAATGCCGCCGTTTACTAGAGATTGATAATAGGCTCCCTGATCGCTTAATTCTGGCTGAAGAGCGGGAATGTTTGTGACATCCTCGTAAATTTCATAGCCAAAGAAGCGCTCAAAGGCAAAGCTAATCTTTCTAATGATAGGAATTATTGTTTCTAGATAGTAGAGCCTGTGGTTAGGCCTAATATTTGCATTGTTTCCACTATCTAGAAGAATAGGAGGAATACCTAGGGCCTTTAGAACTTGCTTCTCAGCAGCTTGTATGGAGTCCTCAAAAGCCATTTCACGGAAATTTATATCTGTGATGGTGTCAATTTCCATGCCGCCATCTAGAACAACAGGTCTACGACCGCCAGCATTGGGTCTGTATCTAGTCATCCACGATTGAATCATACGCTCTTTGATCTTTTCTGACAGCGTATTGGGGCTCTTTATTACTAGACCAGGAACTGCTCCATTAGTGAAGAAGTTATCCTGGAATTGTCTCATATTCGTCATTAGCGCCATCGTGCGCCTGGCTGGACGTAGACGGGATGTACCTCTGTAAATTGAATAAAAACTGTTTTCTTTGATATGAATTATTTCTTCTGGTGAAAATCTTCTGTTAGCTTGAAACTTATATTCTTTAATGTACGTTCTTTCGTCTGGTTCAATAGTTACAAAGTTTGCTGGCAGATGGTACAATCCCGCCCCGTCGAAATACATAAATATGTTACCGTCTAGTAATAAATCTATTACTAAGTTACGGCGAAAAGATGACATGTCCTGATAGGGATTAGGTTCCTTGTTTAGAATCCGCTCCACTGTCTTATTTCTAACACCTCGAACGACTGGCGTCAGCCCCGGAATGGAGTTTCCCACCGATAGTGGAATCTCGCTAACATCATCCACAATCATATTCACGCCTCTATTCACAATTTCTAATTGCTCATAGTACGCGGTATAACTAGTGATGATTTCTTTAGAGCCTAACTCACCTGCTCCATATATGTCCACTATATCCTGCTGTGCAGGATTTAGCTTCTCTACAGGTTCTTGTCTACCCCAAAATTTCCAGTTTGCCATGTTTCTCTTTCATTCGCTGTACCCAGCGAGCCTGCTTGGGTGCTGTAGCTAATACAGGATTTTTTCCATAAATACTATGAAGCTTCTCGTGATGATCTTTACATAAAGTAGCTGCATGTATATACAGCTCATCTTTATGCTGGTTCTCAAAAACTACTCTCCATTCAAATGCTTGTTCTGGTGTAGTAACTTCTGTTTTATGCTTCTCAAACCAATTATTAACTAGAACACTAATAGTATAAAAGTGATGAAAGTGTAGATTTTCAGTAGTTCCACAAATCTCGCACTTACTTCCTTTATTATACTTAGACTTACAATAATCTCTTAAATACTTAGTTGGGTACCTTTTTAACTCGTTGTCGGCCATCTAAATAACTCCGAGGCTCCGGTTTTTACTGTACTAGAATATGCAAAAGGTAGTCTAGTCAATAAAGTTTGTTCTGCCGAATACGCCTCTCCCCAACTATTAAACTCTTCCAAACTTATTAAGGTAACTTCAGTACCGAATTCGGTAGACCTACCTTCCCAACTTTTTGTAATACCTATTTTATATAAGTCAACTTCTGGAAAATAACATAGATATAAATACGCTTTGCCTTTATTTCTACAGTTGGGGCACGCTAACATATTTACTACATCATGTGGTCTAGCTTTCCACTCATAACCACAGTATTTATGTCTATGTAATATCTTAACTTCATAATTTACATAATTTTCTAATACGTCGTACTCAGGTACTCTACGTATATACTCATCATGAGTAAGTTTTACTCCTCCTTTTGAGCACCTAGGACATCCTGAGGCTCTCTGAACACTATTAGGAGCAACTTTCCATTCATATCCACAAAAATGTCTATGTAGTATTTTTGTAGCTGAGTTTATATAGGGCTCTAAAGCAATATAGCCTTCTTTTGGGCTATATTGCTTTATCTTAGAGTGCGCATTTTGATATTTATAATAAATACCTAATCTGCTTGCTTTTGTTTTTACAGAGTTTAAGGTTCTACCTAATTTTTCTGCACAAAATGCAGGACCTTTTTCTGGATACTGCTCTTTTAAAAACACGCACTCTTCTTGTGTCCACATACTCCTCTCCTAGAAGGAATGGCGGGGCTAACTAGGATTAGCACGAGGTTAATTACTCCTCTCCCGCCTAAATTTTATTATGAGTCAAGTTTATCGTGCTATCACATAAAAGTCAACACTTATTTTTGAGCATGTCCTCAAAAAGTGGCCCCTACAGTTTCAAAACTATACACCGCGTATCTCAATGCGTCCGCCATGTGACTAAACTCATTATGCTTCGGCTTTTCCACAATCAAATTAGGGTTAGGATCCCACGTATACTGATCCAGAGATGCCAATACTCTAGTGCATTTACTATCCACAATCAACTTTCCGTTATCCACTAGAGATCCGACAGCCGATATTCCATCTCTCACCGACTTCTTCGCATTCGTAGTCGTTATGTCGTAGCTCTGAGCGAGGTCAAAGCGGGTTTGCGCAGCCGCAGAGTCTATAAATATGAAGTCCACTCCATACTTATCTACCAGATTCCTTATATGCACTGCATGAGCCTCCGTCGTCTTAGCTGAGTCATAATACTCATCTAGCACATAGAAGTTCTCCCCATCTGTCGCTATTACACACATAGCGGTCGGATCTTTAAAGCCCACGTCCAGCCCCGCAATGATGTCCATACCCCTAATATCTAGCCCGCTCAGATCAGCTACACACTTCTCCGCGTCAAACTGCCATATCTGACCCTCGAACTTCGTAAAGTCTGCCTCGTACTCCTGAGCAAACTCTGCATAAGACATCGATCTCCTAGCCTCTTCAATATCCCGCTCATTCGTCCTAGGATTGTCTCTCCAGGTGGCATGCACAGACACCCATTCGGGGAAGTCACTGCTAAAGCCCCGCTCATAGAATCGGCTAAACCAGTTGTTACGGCCCCGCGGTGTAGATATAAACAAAGCCTTTGACCGCTCCTTGTCCAGAGTAGGTCGCAACGACACGTTGAACGCATCCTCTCCATCTGTCAGAGCAGCCTCATCAAAAATAATCAAGTCATAGGAACGCCCCACGCAGCTATCCACTTGATTGACCGAACCCATACGAATTGAGCTGCCATTCTCTAGCTCTATGACACGATCCTTCGAGTTGTCCTTTGCTACTTCTAAGTCAAA